ATCTTGTACCCACAGTTGGGCTTCAAACTATAGTCAGTGAAACAGATAGACATTTAGTTATACTAGGTGCCGACCCTTTAAACACTGCTGGTACTGCTAGGACAGGGAGCATTGATCCTATGTTTATAGCTTTTAGTGACCAAGAAAATTCTTTAGAGTTTGAGCCTTTAAATACCAACACTGCTGGTAGTCTTAGACTTTCTGAAGGTAGTATTATAGTTGGTGCTGAAAAAGCACGTCAAGAAATATTGATATGGACAGATATAGCTTTATATAGTATGCAGTTTATTGGACCACCATACACTTTTGGGCTTAATTTAATAAATGACAGTACAGGGCTTATAAGTCCTAAAGGTGCGATCGCTACTCCGAGCGGAGTTTATTGGATGGGTTATGATAGTTTTTACGTGTATAACGGATCAGTACAAAAAGTTCCTTGTTCTGTGTTAAGTTACGTTTTTGATAATTTAAATGCAGGTCAAGCGTTTAAAATATTTGCGTTTAGTAATAGTGAATTTAATGAAGTAGGTTGGTATTATCCTTCTGGCAGTAATTTAAACATAGACAAATATGTCGTCTACAACTACGCTGAAAATGTATGGTCAATAGGAGAACTTACAAGAACCGCATGGTTAGATAAAGGCATAGTTAATTATCCTAGAGCTACGGAAGGTCAATACCTGTACGAGCATGAGTTTGGTTATGATAACGACGGTAGCCCTATGACTAATGTGTTTATAGAAAGCAGTGATTTTGATATAGGCGACGGTGAAAGTTTTGGGTTTGTGCGTAGAATTATTCCCGATATTAAATTCTTAAGTAATAGTGACGCAGGAAAAGTAAACGTCGTTTTAAAAACACGTAATTATCCTGGCGATACTTTAACTACTGCTAGCACAAGTGCTATACAGAGTACAACTACTAAAGCAGATGTAAGAGCCAGAGCAAGACAAATAGCTTTACGTTTAGAGTCTGACGATGATGCTACTAATACTGGTAATAGTGATGTGGGTTGGCGTTTAGGAGCTACTAGGATTGATATACAGCCAGACGGAAGAAGATAATGGCTAAACTACTGCCTACTAGACTACCTATTAGCATGGAGCCACAGGTAACGTCTGACACTTTTAATAGGTTAGTGCGTGTTTTAGAAATAAACTTAGGTCAGTTTGATCCCTCAAACACTAGTCAAATAAACACTGCGGAACGTGGTGTAGGTTTTTATAATCCAGGTTCAATAATTTTTAATACTAATACAGACACACTTCAATGCTGGGATGGCAACAGATGGAGAGATTTATTTAGTTCTCAGTTTTACGTTAATAACGATTTAGGTTTTGGCTTAACAGGAGCACTAGGTACAGTCAGTGTCACGATCTCGTAAATGTCATTACTGCGGGATTAGTAAGCCTGCTAATAACTTTGATCAAAGTAAAAATAGCAACCAGTGTAACGAGTGTAAACTAGAAAGACGATATGAAAAAATTAATAGTACTCCCTTAACCTATATACAACACTTATATGTTCAATTAAGATACGTACGTAAAAAACAGGGCATTACTTGGGATGTATCGCCTCAAGAATTATTTATATTATACGCAAAACAAGAGGGTAAATGTGCTCTGACAGGAAAAGAACTAACGTTTAAAAGAGGTACAGATGAAGAATCAGATTTTAATATATCTATTGACCGTATTAACCCTGATGACGGCTATAGTATTGACAATATCCAGCTTGTTGGTAAAGTTATTAACTTTTTAAAACATGACCTACCACAAGAAAAATTTATCAAATTAATAAAAGTAATATACAATAATTTAAACAATTAAATTTTTCTTTTATGACTATAGACGAGCAAATGAAAGAAGCTCAAAAAATAACGCTTAATGATGGTAAGACTTGGTACAATTTAGCAGAAGGATTTGATAAATGGAGAGTCTTTCCTAGGTTACTTATTACTTTATATGGGTATGCTTTTTATAGAACTATAGAATGGTTCATGACGCTACCTGATCCCACTAACGCACAAAGTGCATTTGTATCTGTTATAGTAGGTGCAGGTGCTGCATGGTTTGGTTTATATGTCGGTAGAAAATAGAGACTATAAAGGCATGTTTTGGGATGACGTTAATAAACGTTATTATCGATGGTATGATTTAGTACTACTAATGCAAGAAAGAGAGTTAAAGAAAAAACAAAATGATTCCAAATAAGTTAATAGACGCAGTAGGTGGTGTAGTAGATAAATTTATAGTAGACAAAGATCTACAAGCTACGCTTAAACACGAAATGGAAATGTCTCTACATAATGCTAACTTAGCACAAATAGAGTTAAATAAAGCAGAAGCACAACATCCTAGCATATTTGTTGCTGGTTGGCGACCGATGGTAGGTTGGATATGTGCGGTTGCACTCGGTTATCACTTTATTTTCAGTCCTCTTTTGGCTACTATCCTCACACTTTCAGGGTATACTATTACTTTACCTGAGTTTGAATTCGCTCAACTCAGCACCATCCTAATGGGCATGCTCGGTTTAGGTGGCTTACGTACATTTGAGAAAATGAAAAAAGTAACGAAAGGTAACTGATGGGTATAAAAAAGTTTTTCAAAAAGAATCTTAGAGATATTGCTACAGTAGTAGGGTTCGCTATCGGTGGACCTGCTGGTGCTGCGATAGGACAAGGAGTAGGTTCATTAGGTGAAGGTAGAAGTTTAAAACAATCATTAGTTAGTTCCGCTAAAGTTTACGGTGGTGCTAATATAGCACAAGGTGCTGGTCTACAAGGTGGTGGTGGCTCAATAGGTTTTGGACCAGCAGCACCAGGAACAGGTGGTATTGGTGGAGTTTTTCAAGACATAGGTGCAGGTGGACGTAATTTATTTTCTGGTGCTGTTGACCCAACGACTGGTAAACCTTATACATTTTCAGGAGCACTGGGTAAGGAAAGTGCTCTAGCTAAAAGTTTTGGTAATCTTGGCTTTATGGGTAAAGCAGGAGTTACTGGTATAGGGTTGGCAGGATTAGGAGCTTTTGACCCCATGGAACAACCTAATAACACAATGCCAGCAGCAATGGGTGGTCAATATTTAACAAGAGGTTTGACCCCAGCTACCGTTAGCGATGTATACGGAACAGGCAACATGAGAGGTTTACCTAGTGTGCCAGGAGTTCAAGGTTCTAGCGTAGCTATGGATCCTGTAAGTATGGCTTATATGGAACTATTAAGAAAACAACAAGAAGAAAGTTATGGTGATTTAGCTTTTCCTGAGTTTAGTCAACAACCAATTATGACTGCCAAAACTGGCGGTATAGCAAGACTCGCCGACGGTGGGGAATTGCCTGAGGTAGATTTACGTTTTACAGGAGGTGGTACTAATGATCCTAACGGATCAGGGGATGAAGATACTATACCAGCATTACTTGCCGACGGTGAGTTTGTGATGACTAAACAAGCTGTAAAAGGAATAGGAAATGGCGACCATGATCAAGGTATAGCGATGCTATACGCCATGATGGATAATAACGAAAACAAAGCACAACGAATGGGGTTAGGTAGGGCATAATGGCAGAAACACAACAATTTGCAAGAGTAGAAAGTTTACCACCAGCATTTTTACAACAATTTTTTGCTGGTGTACCAGGAGCAAATATTCCTGGAATCATGCCTTTACTCAATCAAGAGTTAGTAAATAGACTTACTGGTATGGGCGTTGAAGGTGCCACACCTTACACTTATCAAGGTGAGCGTATAGCTGGATTTACTCCCGCAGAACAACAAGCCTTTAGACTAGCAGGTGAAAGTGCTGGTAGTTATATGCCATATATACAAAGAGGCGAACAACTAGCTGAACAAGGTTTATCAAACGTTTTAGGCTCTACAGGGTTAGCTACCGACTATTTACAACAAGCTGGTAGAGAAGGTGCTGGGGCTGTTAGAGAAGCAGCAGGAATACTAAGAGGGCTTCCTGGTCAGTTTACTACTGCACAAGGCATAGGTCTCGGTGGTCTAGGTCAATTTGATCCTAGTTCTACACAAGGTTACTATAATCCATTTGAAGAGCAAGTGGTCGCACAAACACTAGAAGACATTAATAGGCAATACGGTCAAGCTGATGTAGGTGAAAGAGCAAGACAAGTAGCTAGTGGTGCATTTGGTGGCTCTCGTGGTAGGCTTAACCAAGAAGAAATAGCAAGACAATATGGGCGTGGTGCAACAGAGGCTGTTAGTGGAATAAGAAGAGCAGGGTTTAGCCAAGCTCAACAACAAGCACAACAAGCATTTGAAGAAGCACAACGTAGACAATTACAAACAGCACAACTTTACGGTAACTTAGCAGGTCAACAAGGCAACGTGGCTGGTGGTCTAGGTAGTTTAGGTACAGGGCTCAGTAATATATTGGGTGGCGTAGGTAGAGATATAGCAACAACAGGGTTACAAACTGGTCAGTTCGGCTCTAACGTAGGTCAGCAAATAGCAGGTCTAGGTCAAGGTGTAAGTGGTTTAGTTGGTACTGATATTAATAGATTGATGGGTATAGGTGGTCAACAAAGAGGGTTACAACAAGCAGGTCTAGATTTAGATTATCAAAACTTTGTGGGTCAATATAACTTACCGATGCAAACTTTTGGTCAAGTAGGTCAATTAGCAGCAGGATTCGCTCCTGCTCTAGGTGGTCAAACCTTAACACAATCAAGCACTAGTGCACCTAGTAATAGCTTAATGCAAGGACTAGGTACTGCGATTGCTGCATACGGTGCACTTACATAATGGTAATGAATCCTAGACAGTTCGAATCTCAACAAATGAGTATGGATTTGGCTAATCAATTAGTAGCTCGTAACGTACCTATAGAAAACATAATTCAACAAACAGGTTTACCTAGAGCAACTGTCAATAATTTAGTAAACGCACAATTAAACATATCAAGACCTAATATGCCTATGTCTAGCCCACAAGGTATAAACTCCCTTCAAGGTAGTTTACAACCTGACGTAGCTGATGTAGTGCCAAACGTGGGTACGGATATAGCAGACTACTTAACAGAAGAACTAGGTTTTGACCCTGAAGCTATGGCTAATCCGAATATAGATATAACGTCAGAAGATTTAACTACAAAACAAAATTTAAACATAGCTAACGCAGAAGTAATGGTTGAAGATCCTAGTCAAGTAGATATACTTTTAGCAAATCAAAAAGCATTATCTGGTCAAACAGATGCAGACGTAGTAGATGTTTATAAAAAAGCGTTAGCTGAATATTCAGGTGTTGACTATAAAAGTTTAATACCGTTACCTGATAAAGATTTTGCTATTATGATGGCTGGTTTAAAACTAGCGGAAGCAGGATCAAAAGGCGAAAAATGGGGTACAGCTTTAACTCAAGCTGTAACTACTGGGCTTACTCAATATGCTTCTGATAAACGTAGTTACGAAAAACAAATTTTAGGTATAGACCTACAAACTGCACTTCAAACCGATAAAGCTATGAAAGACTTTATAGGTAAACAAATAGATTACGCTCAAAAATTACAAAATGAAGAGCGTACAGGTGCACGTAAACAATATATGGTCACCGTGCCAGGAACAGAAGACGGTACTGTTCTGCAACTTAATTCTGTACAGGTAGGTAATTTACAAGGCGGTGGCTATAGTTTAATGGAGTATGACGCTTCTAAAATGGGAGCGTTAAAGAATTACACTGTTACTTACAACAACGGTGTAACTGAGACAGGTGCATTAACAGAAGCACAAGCGTTGAAGTACAATCAAGATAAAACTAATGGTGTTATAAAAAATATTGAAGTTGCTGGAGCTACAAGTTCCTCTGATGACTTTGGTGTTTTGACTAGGGCTAAAAATGCACCGCCAGGCACTAATTTTACTTTTGACTATACAAGTAAAACAGGACTTACTGATCTTATAAATAACCCTGATTTAGAAGTGATTCCATTAAAAGACGCTGGTGGCAGTTACGAAGTCATAGATAAACAAGACAACACTTTGAAAAAAATACCTGCTATTCAATACTTTGCTAACGCAGATCAATACAAACTTAAACGAGGTTTAACAGGTAGTATAATGTCTCCTGATGGAACAATGATTAGTTTTGATAGTGATGGTTCTGGCTTTAGTAGTATGAACGCCAACTCAACAGGTAAAGCAGTAGAAAAAGTAGTTGAACAAGTAAGAAGTAGAAAATTCTTAACTAATGAAGTTAACCGTTTAGCAGGTAATACTATTGACACTATAATGGGTATGGAAAACCCTGACCTAGCATTTAATAATTTAGCTGGTAGAGGTGTTACTAATGTAAAAAGTGCTTTAACTAACTTGAATGCTATAAGTGGTATTTTTTCTAAACCTGTTGTTAGAAATCAAGAAGGCGATATAGTAAAAGGTTTTACGTTTTCCTATACAAACCCAGAAGACAATACAGTAGAAAAAGGTTTAAGTTATGACCAATTTAGAAATAAAGTTATACAATCAGATTTTTTTAAAGAGTTTGAAAAAAGTGATTTAGGTCAATTTGTAAACAGTATTGATCAAAAACGTGGACTTGCTCAATCTCAATTATTTACGTTAGCTTTAGTTGGTGCTGCAGCAGCAGGTGGTTCAGCCGACCTTGATTTAAGGGCTATATCTGATAAAGATATGGACTTATTTATGACTAGAGTTGGAGCAAGAGCAAGTAACGCTAATCAATTTATGGCGATTGTAAATCAGTTTAGAGAAGACATTATTGAAACAGAAATGAATTACTTAAATTCTATGTTAGATATGCCTATAACTCAAATGAGAGAAGCTAAAAATCCAGAAACAGATAAGTTTGAAGCTAAACAAGTAGACTTGTTTGAAGAAAGAGGTATTTACAAACAACGTAATGCAAGATTAAAAGAATTAGAAGCAGAGCTAGAAAAAATTAGAGCTTTACCAAGATTAGATGTAATGAATGATGATTTTGCCGTAAGTAGTTCAAGTGATCTAAGAGTAGCACTTGAACCTATGGGCGGAGTATCACCAACTACACCTATAGCTTTAACAGTTCCTGGGGTACAAAATCCTTCATACGAGCAGGTAGTAGGCTATCTATTTTCATTGTCTGATCAAGAAGCAAGAAATTATTTAAATGGTATACAACAAAGTTACGGTAAACGTAACCCTAATGAGTACAATTTATTACTGAATTTTTATAAACAAGCTAAAGGTAAGATGCAATAATGGCACAGAACGACATAGTAGATATTGATCCAGTCCTTGAGGAATTAGAACAAATACAACTTAGTGAACTATTTCCTGAGAGACAAGCAATAGCTGATAGAACGTACAGTGGCAAAAGAATTGGCGACAGTTTTAAAAATTTTTTAGTTGAAGAACTAGGTGTACCTTCTACTATTCTTGATTTAGCTGTTGGTCCGCAAGGTGGATTTAGAGAAAGATTTTATAGTCGTGGTCAAGGAATGGACCCACTAGGGCTACCTCCTATGTCCCCCATACAATTTAGAGGTTTTAGAGAATTACTTGAGCCTACAGATGTCGGTTCAAGAGTAGCAAGAGAAAGCGGGGTAAAAGAAAATCCACCGACGCAAATTAGTAGAATTGCTGCGTATATACCTAGAGATAGTTATGATACAGGCGTTCAAAATTTAATACGTAATTATTACGGTGATAATTTTGACGTACCAGATAATTTTGATTATGAGTTTCAACGCGAACCTTTCAACAATCAAGTTATATACCGTGACCCAACGGATAGCGAACTTAAATTTATAAACCCACCTGGGATAGATTGGGGTAATTTTACAGCTAGCATGGCACCTATAGCAGCAGAAATAACAGGCGTTTTTGCAGGAGCAGGAGCAGGTACTCTTGGGGCACCTGTCCCAGGAGTCAATCCAGGATCTGGTGCGATAGTAGGTGAAGTATTAGCTAGTTATTTATGGCGTGTTAATAATTTAAACGAACTAGCTAGTCAAGGATTACTTGACCCCAGTTACGACGAAACAAAAATACAATACAGAGCCATGAAAGATGCAGGTATGACTGCTCTGTTTAGTATTGGTGGGGCAGGCGTATATAGGTTATTAACCAAAGCATTTGGCACAGGTTCTATTTTTCCTGGGATAAAAGAAGAAGATTTTGCTAAGGCTTTTGATGATTTAAAAGCTGGTGCGGATACCCCTGCTAAAGAAAGAGTAGTAGAAACTGCCACTGTTCCTGAAGTTATGGCTACGCAAGATTTACAGCCGATTATTGCTAGTGGTTTACAAGCAGAAATAGCAAGAGCAGCAGGACGAGGAGATCCAAGGTCTGCTCAAGTAGTGGCTAAACTTGAA